TTATTGGATTAATCCAAGGTTGCGGTCGATTCAAGGATTTTGAATACAACGAAACGGAGGATTCTTGCCAGTGTTTCGCCATGCCTAAAACCGGGTCTAAGCAGGTCTCAGGGCCGAAGATCACTATGCAAATGGCAAAAGATGAAGGCTGGACTAAGAACAGCAAGTGGCGAACGATGCCTCAGACAATGCTGCGATACAGGGCTGCTAGTGCCTTTGGGCGATTTCATATCCCGGATTTAATCCTTGGTATTCAAAGCGTTGAGGAGAATGAAGTGATCGATGTTCAGGTTGATGTAGCCGACCCGCCACCGGCTGCATCTTCCACCCTTGATCGTCTCAACGAGAAACTATCAACTCCTAAAACCAACCCAGAGCCAGTCTCCGAAGAAACCGATGACTTTTTTGACTGAAAAAAACCTTGCTGAACGCTGGCAATGCCACCGGCAAACTCTTGCTAGGTGGCGTGCGACGGGACTTGGACCCCCGTTTATCAAGATTACAAACAAGGTGCTCTATAAGTTGTCCGACATAGAGCAGTACGAAAGCACCAAAACCATCACCCCTCAATAAATCATGGAATTTAAGTTCAACTCCAGTCTCTTCAAGGTCTCCCCTGATCAGCACAAAGAGCAAAAAGGCGACAAGTACGACCCCAGCAAAAATTACCCTAACTTTGAGGGCACACTCAGCATTCCTAAAGGGCAGCTGTACGCATTGGTTGAGTACCTGCAATATGCAAGCGGCACTGAACTAAAGCATGACAGTTACATAGATGATGCTGTTATCCCAATCAAGGTCGCTGGGTGGGCAAAGGAATCTGCTTCTGGCAAGAAATATCTAAGCCTGCAGTACGCGCCGAACTACAAGACACTACTTGCTGCTAAGGAAGCAAAAGAAGCCCAGGCCATCGCCGCTCATTCGGAAACATTGCAAGAACAGCAACCTGCCCAGACGACCGACACCGCTGCCGCTAGCTTGGCTCAAGGCACCGCTGGAACTGTTGTGGAGGATATTTTCTAACGTGAAAATCCCGAACTCTCCAGCTGAGTTCATCAAAGGGTGCCTCGACGGTGCCCTTGAGGATTTAGGTGGCGATCAACAAAAGCTTATTGATGTACTTACCAAGGATGCTTGAACGAATAGGACTATCAATGGTCAGGCTGGGCAGTGACCGCCCTGTCTGGCTTATCAAGCCACCAACTTGGATGATCCAACACCTTGAGCCGTTGCCTTCCCAAAGGTTCAAGCTTGAGGTGTCACCTATCGCCAAGGTTGGTGTGTGGATGATTCAAAGGTCTAATCCACTCGCGAGTGTGAATGAGGCTGGTCGGGTCATCAAAATCACGTTGCCGTAATCCGATGCCACCTAGAGCGGAGGACATGAGTCGAGGTGCAACCGAACGGCAGGTGCTCTCTAATATTGAGAGAGCCAGAGAGGAAGCAGCGTTAGCTGCCAGTCCTCATGGTTTGACCACACTTGCCAAAGGCTTTTGGTTTACGAACCAAAAAGAAAAAAATCGCCGAAGCAAAGCATGACAGTTGAAATTACCAACACCGAAGACGGGCTTGGTCTAAATCTTCGAGTATGTGAGGACGGTATTTGCAAAACCGGGTTCACTTCATCTATGCATTTAGTTGAAACCAAGGTCAATCAACTGAAGGCTTGCATCCGCAAGCAATCTGCTGAAGCGTTTGCTGACATCCAAAAGCTTGAAGCCGAGGCGATGGGCGTGGCTCCCCCTGTGCATGACTGTTAAACCGTGTATCTGCGAGTCTTCGCAGGTAGAATGATCACTTAGTACCCCCTACCCAAATGTTTGATCCTTTTTACGAGAGCAACAGTCTTGGTCGAATCCTTTATGTAAAGGACTTGCAAGGACTTAATCGCAGTGACTGTTTACTGCTTGAGCAAGAACTCAAGCTAGCTGTTTCACGCATGACCCAAACATGGGATGAAATGAGCGAGAACTGGGACACTGCTGATGATGAGTTGTTAAAAAAGATCAGCATCAAACTTAAAGTTTGCGAGAAGTTTCTTAAGCGTGTCTCTCAAGTCAGAGAACATGATCTTCTGAAAGCGGATGAATACCATCTGGTGTTTTTGCGTCAAAGGCTTGCTAATCAGCTTGGCCCTATGGCTGCAGACAAAATGATGAACGAAACCCGACAAGACGCATTACGTCAAATCGGCAAAGAAGCTAACTCTTGATTCTATTAATTTCAAATGCCTGATTCCAACCGTCAATTCCCTGTGCGCGTCGATCTTCGCTTAACAGTAGAAGAGCGCGAACAGCTCAATGAGGAAGCCTTGAAACGAGGCATTTCACGCCAAGAACTGCTTAGGGCTCGAGTATTGACTAAAGCAAACGAGCCTGAGCCAATTCCTAAAATCAAGGCTATTCATTATTCAGCAGGGCGTGATTCGATTGACAGGGCTATTGATGCTGTGACTCGTGTGTATAGCTATGTTCCGCGTCACAAGCTAGAGCCAATTGTTTGCACAGTTATCTGTGCGTTAAACGCTCGCGCAAAATGAAATCACTTGAGGATGCTCTTGATGAGCTTTATAAAGGTCGAACGAACGTAGCCAAACAAGCTGCGGAAATAAATATGTGTAAAACCGACCTGCAGCAGGTCTTCCGGGAATATGTGTCACAACGTGCTGTTGATGATGACATTTGGAAGAAGGACGCAGAGATCTCTTGGCCATATATCACTTAACGCCTAAGCCATGGCCTCTTACCGCTATCACGCTGGTCGAATGGTTGTTACAGAGGAGGATGGCTTGTGGCGAGTCAAGATAAAAACCAAAAGCACGCAGGTCTTGCTGTCTCTTAATGCCACCGAAACCAATCAAGCAATCCTTGAGGCCGAACAGCTTTATGCCGACGCAAGATCTCTTGACAACACTAAGCCCCGCTGCATGCAGTGCATACATTGGGAATTAATAAAGGCTGATTGCAATGTCGGCTGTCCTGAGGGGAGAATGACAGGTGGGAGCTTTGCGAAAGACTGCGCTTACTTCTGGCAACATCCCGACTGAGGCTGACCCAAGAAAACATGGAACCGACTCTTAAGCGCGTATCAAAAGATGGTGAATGGGTTTGGGAAGTCACCTATAACGGCATTGCTCGCTATCACGCTCAGGCTTGGCAAGCCCGCTGGATATACGAGCAAGCACTACGGATTTATTCCGAGCAAGCAAGCTGAGCATCCATCTCGGAAATCCTGGTGACTGCCTGACATAACAGCTTGCGTTGATGCCAGTTCTGCCGCACCAAAGCAGCGCATAAGCCTTGAACCTCTTCGATGTCTTCAGTGTTGTAAATAGAGCGAACCGAACGCTCCATCATTAGCTCCTCATGGAGACTCTGTTCCGCGATCATCCATTTCATATCGTCCATCATTGACCTGCTCCAGAATCTTGTGCTCCTCAGAGTAAGGAGGCTGCCTAGCTTGAATGTAGTCATGGAAGGCAGGTGCAAGCCAGTCTTGTGGCGGCCAACAGTTGTTCCAGTTGACCGGATTAACGCAATTGACAACAACCGTTGACCAGAAAGCAAACGCATAACTCCAGAGCCAATACAAATTCATCAGGCAACAACAGACGGCATAACGCGCAAATGGTTGTTGTAATTGCCTGTCACCGCATAGCTGATTGCTGGAACGTTACTCATTCGATGAAAAACCATTTGACCGATTTTCAAGCCCGGATACAAATGCAAGCCGTGATACCGACGTTCATTGGTTAACTCAAGCGTCAACTTGCTTCCGTGCCAACCTGGATCGCACCAACCAGCCAGCAGGTGATTCAAACCCTCTCTGGCACGGCTTGACTTCAAGACGAACTGAGCCGAAATATCGTCAGGCAGGTTAAACGTCTCAACCGTTTCTCCTAGTACAAACTCACTAGGGGCCAAATAATAAGGATCTTCTTTTGTTCTGTCCGATATATCAATATCAATCAGCTCTCGCTTGTCACTCACTTCGATCATCAGACGATCACCAAGCCGAAGGTCAAGACTTGCTGGATTCAATAGCTCTGGAACGAAAGGCCAAACCAGTTGATGGCTATCACAAAGAGATCGGATCTCCCAATCGCACAGAACCGCCATACAGATCAATCAAAACGCCAGCTTACTCATCGTCAACCAAAATCACCCAGCCGGTGCCAGGGCCTTCGACTTCCCAGCGCATCTTGAAGGCTTGACGTGACACCTTGGCATTTTTGCCGCCATAACGACCTGAGTGGCCTCCCTGTTCAATATCTGGCAAACCTCTTGGATCGTGCTGGGTCCAATCATTTTGATCAAAACCAACAACGACACTCCAATGCCCGCAACCGTAGCTGTCGCATATTGGTGGTTCCCCTCTACTCATGTCACCGTGATGAAGCCAGCCCACCATGACTGGACGGCCTGCAGCTAACTCGGCTTCAACCAGGCTCCCATCACCGTCTTGCCTGAACTCTGCATGTAAGCCCAGACTTCTCAAGGCACGAATCTGAGCCTCAATACTGGTTGTATCGCCAAATCGTTCTCTGATTCGGTTGTATTCATCATCAGTTTTTACTTTCCCGTAAAAGGCAGCAACCATCGCAGCAGAAGAGCTAAAGCATTCCCTGTAGCCTCGGCCACTTTTGTTATCTAGTTGGTGGAAATAAGGCACATGAGTCTGCTGCGCTATTCCACTAGCTTTCCAAGCCTCAAACCAAGCTGCATCTTCTCTCAGTAGTTCCTCAGGCAAAGAATCCTCAAATTCTTTTATGGCAGCCAGCTGATGGGGCGTTCCCCTGAAATGAGCAAAGAACGGCAGCAGCGTGAGCATGGGCACCAAGAAACTATTCATTTACTCAACGCCGGTCTAGGACATTCCGGGCGCTGAGACAAGCCTGCATGGTAACCGGAGAGGAACAGGAATCCTCCGGCTCCCAGGACGACTGCCAGCAAAGTTCCAAGAATGAAAAATCCGCTAACTAGAACCCAAGCCGGGTCGGCTTTCATTTTTCAACCCTGGTTTCAGGGAACAGGTTTTTCTCAACGAAAACAACAACCTGATCATCAACAGTGTTATCAGTTGTTTTTGCGTAAGCTCTCAACAGGTCAACAATCAACTTTTTGACTGCCTTGCTCTTCAGGAACGAGAACAAGATTGGACGGACGAGAAAGACCATAGGACTTCTGCTATTGGTCAAATTCTAGTTGCGGTCGCTATGTCCTTCCAGCCTGGCAACTGAACGCTCCAGGTCACTAAGCCTTCCAAAGATTTCCCGGTCTCTTGCCATCATGTCGGTATGAAGCAGATCCATTCGTGTAGCTAGATTATCCATAGCTGAAGTGAGCCTCACTAACGACTCACGGCCTGCTTGGCTTTGACTGTTGGCA